CCTTTTACATCATTAACATCAGAAAAAGTTAACTGATAAGGAGAACCCAAGTATATTACATTCCCTCTTTCGTGTTTACAATGAAAATGCCCACTAAGTACTTGTTCGAACCTATTAAAAATTTTAGGATCCAAACCGCCTTCATATTTAATACCTCTAAACACTTCATAGCCATCCAATTCTAAGTGACCAATCAACCATTGTGCAGTGGTAGAGTTTATAAAATCCAAACTTTTATCGTGATTTTCTTTATTAATCCAAGGTAAAAGTGCTATGTCAAATCCATCAAAATTCACAGTTTCTGGTTTTTCATATAAGATAAAGTTGTCATACTTATCTGCAAATAATTCTTTAACAGAGTTTAAATCGTTTGTATTCTTATAATATGTGTCATGATTGCCAATAATACAATGAATAGTAATATCCATCTTTTTTAGAGGCTCCATAAAATTTTCTCTAACAGAAGAAAGGGTATTAAAATTGATATATTTTCTTCTATCTAAAAGATCCCCAACATGGATGACAGTATTAATATCATATCTTCTGAGAGTGGGAAAAAATAAACCTGTAAAAAAATCACCAAAATGATCTAAAAATAGCTGTGAATCGTTTCTAGCACCGAAATGGGTATCAGTAATAATAGCAATTTTCATGTGCTAACCCTTAAGAAATGAATCAAGTGTCCCGCCACTATTTTTCTTCTTCTTTGATACCTTCTTCTTTGATACCTTCTTCTTTGATACCTTCTTCTTTGATACCTTCTTCTGCACTTTCTTCTTTGGTGAGAATTTTTTTAGATCAGTATCTGAAAGTCTAAGTAATTTGTTTAGAGAATATTCTTCATGAGGGTTAGTATCACTCCATCTAGGAAAGTTTTTAAACTCCTTTGATTGCTCTATTAACTTATATTTGATATACATCTGCTTTTTTTCTTTTTGAATTCGTCTAAGAAATGCATAATACATCATCTGTGTAAAATAAGCAAATGGGTTTTTACCTTCTTTTTTAAAATTGTGTGCATATAGTATTGCATTCTCTATTGCATCCCCAACCATTTCCTCCCTAAAATCATAGTTAATAAAACATGCCCTTCTAGAAAGACCTTCTGCCATTTTAATAAAACATTCCCCAACATAGTTAGAAATAGGTGGTCTTTCTTCACCACATTCTTCGGCTTCTACAACTTTATCTTTCCATTCGCACAATGCTTCATAAAATTCTTGATTATCCACATAGTGGTTTGGATTTTTCTTCTTCTTTTTTGCCATTTATATCCTTTCTATTTACCATTGTCCTTTATAATATATTATACCAAAACAAAATAAAACTGTCAAGATATACTTGACAACAGAAAAAAACAGCCAATAAATACCTGTGCCAGTTTTGTTAAAAAATTAGTTAAATTGTCCTTGGGGACGGTCATCGTCATTATTATTTGAAGGAAAATAATCTTTCAAATATGGTGACCAATCGTTGTAGCTATTACCATAATCTTTACGATCTTTATTTACACTTTCTTCATCCCATTCTTCTTCGTGTGTCATATGAAAGTTTTCAATAATATTGTTGATGATGTCTTGTACAATGCTATTTACTTCTGAGTCATTGCCACCATACTCTAAACTATCAAAAATAGTACTAAGGTTATCTTCATCTAACTCATCAAATACATCTTCATGGTTCTTTTGAGCATTATATGCTTCTTCAATAAATTTATCTGCATCAGAAATTGTAAGTATAAATTGTCTTGGAATTGCAACTATAGTACTTTTACAAAAATCAATCCAATTACTTAGGATTAAAAATTCTTTCTTTACTATACTAATTGGGTTTACAGGATCTGTACTAATAATCCCTTTAATTGACATTGGTCTTTCTAAGTATAGTTTTTTAGAATTAGAACCAGATATTTTTGCTATTAATCTTTCACCATTTACTAGGCGAACGATCCTATAGCCACTATCTCTTCTTTTTTTGAGGTTCTTTCTAGACATAAGATTTTCCTCTATAAAATATTTATAACCACAGTTTTATGGAAAAAATTTTCAGATTTATAAATTTTTAGTCTTTCTTCATAGTGTCTAAATGTATGGTTTTTATATTTTTTCCAACAGATATCATCCGAAATATCATATAGTTTTGCTTTTTCTTTATACTTAGATTTTCTGAGTTGCCTTCCTATACTTTGTAATACTCTAATTCTACTTTTAGATGGGGAAGCAAAAACAATATTGTGTAATCTTCTTATAGAAATACCTGTAGAAAAAGTACCATAAGAGGCAACTATGATAGCATCGTTTTCTTTTTCTACAATCTTTCTAACTTCTTCTCTTATTTTTGTGTGGGTATCGCCATATACAAAAAAGCATTTACGATCACCAACCATATCTTTAATCATTTTATATAAAGGTTTACCATGCTTAGAGACATACTGAAAAAGAACTAGGGTGTTTCCCTTAAGTTTACTAGTTAAGTTAGATATAAATTTATTTCTGTCCTCACAACTGACTAGTAAATCAATTTCTTCTTGATATGTAATTCTTTTATGTTTATTTCTGAAATCAACTGGATACTTAAGAAGAATACAATCAATTTCTATATCAGATAATATGTCTTTTTTTATAAGATCTTTTGTTGAGGTAACTTTATAAACTGGACCAAACAATCCTTCTATTACCAATTTATGGATTTTTGTTCCATCTAAAGTTCCAGTAGTACCAACCCTATATGGACAGTTTACTAGTTTAGACATTATTGCTATTAAAGATTTAGATTTAAAAAGATGACACTCGTCACCAAATGCTACATAATAATTAGCAAAATAGTTTTTATTTAGTTTATAAATGCTTTGCCAAGTAGATATTGTTACTCTTTTATCTAAATCAATCTTATTCTTACCAGCCATTACAGTATGACAATTGTTTTTTACATCCCATTCGTTGTCTTCTGAATATTCCTTAAAATCAGAATACATTTGGGTAACAAGAGATTTAGTGGGTACGATTATCAATATCTTCTTGTCTTTTGGGATCATGTCCAGATAATATCTGACCAAAGAGTAGATAATTAAACTTTTACCAGACCCAGTTGGTGATAATAAAGAGCATCTATCATTGTCTACTACATATTTAACTGCATCTATCTGATGATTATGAGCACTGATTTTTTCCCCACCAGCCACAGGTTTCAAATAGTTATCGATAAAGTTTTTTATGTGTTTTTTGTCTACCTTTTCCTTTTTACTTCTTGGATCATAACCATTGATTTCATACCCTCTATCACAGCAAAACTTATCAAGATATTCGTAAAGGCCAACAGGCAATTCTTGAGTATTCATATTAAATAGTTTTATCTTACCATCCCATCGCCTATTTTTGTAAGATGGCATATACTGTGCGCCAGGAATAGAAAAGGTAAAAAATTGAGACAACTCTTTGATAATACCTCTATCCTCACATCTCACTTTGAGGTTAACATCATCCTTCTTATATACATCAATCATCAGAAACCACCGCTAGTGAATTTTCTCCACTCGATAGCATTTCTTATCTTCCAGTGTCTGGTATTAAGTTCTTTTAATATTTCTTCCAAAAATTCTAATTTTACCTCTTGAAACACTACTCTGTCTCTAATAAGAGATAATTCTTTATCTGATTCTAGATAAATATTAATATCTTTCTTAAGAATACTTAGTTGAAAAGGTTCCCATCCATACTCATCTAAAGTTTCTTTATCAAGTTTACCATTATAGTATTCCCACTTAATGCGATATAGTTTACTCTGTTCTGACATAAGCTTACGAAGCACAAGCTTTTCATCTTGGAGAAGATTTAGATACTTATTATGAAGTTGTGGTATTTTTATAGATTCAATATCTAATTCTATGCCATCTATCCTAGTATCTTCTTCTGCCATCTTTTTAATTCGCTCAAATTCCATATATACTAAAACTCCTAAAGACTTGCTACAACCATTATATCATTTGGGCTGTTTCCAGTCAAGATTTGTTATTATAGTTTTGTTACTGAATAAGAATCAAATGTAAAAGTAACTTCTGTTGATATAG